ACTGTTCTGAAATGTGTTGTACGCTAGAATATCTAGTAATACAGACATATTCGCACCATCATAATCGTAATCAGCGAACTGAGTCTGTCCTTGAAGAAAAGACTTCAACTGCGCTTTGATTTGATTGAAGCCTAATTCTGATATAATGGGTTCAGCCATATTACCGCACTCATTCTAAAATTATTTCTAATGTAACTGGATCTTGTAAGTTTACTATTGTAAAAACTATACTTATCTGAATTTCATGTTGATTGAAAGTTTCTGAGACAACAACATCAATAATATTTGCTCTTGGCTCATGTGCTGTTAAAACGTCTCTAATGTGTTCTTGCATCGTAAGAAATGTTTGAGCGGTGATGTTCTCAAACAGCATACCTCGAATATGACCACCCAAATTTGGTTGAAATAGTCTTTCACCTTTATCCGTCAACAACAAATTTCGAATAGACTGTTTTACAGCATCGATGTTTGTTTTGCGTAACAGCGTGTTCCGAATTGGATGTTTATCCAAATCAGTATAAAAATCTGAGTAAACAATTCTTTGAGTTAACGGTGTGGCCATATTTTTCTCGTTGTTTTATTTTTATTTATATCACTTTAACAAGGCACCAACAGTATCTTCATTCACTGTTGATCCATTAATAAGTAATTTTGATTTAATAGTTTTTGGGCTTAAAGGTAGTTCTTTTGGTTGAAAATGAATATAATCATTCGCGAAAGGATTTATTAATCCATATTTTGCGAATATTTGTCTAGGAATACCAGTATAATAGTTACTCGTTTTACTTTTTTTAGTACCATTTACAATCACCTGAATATCAATCGCACAAGCAAAGTTATGCCAACTATTTCCTGGTTTTGCGACTGGAGTGCCGCGAGGTTTATAATAATTATAAAGTTCTTGTTGTTTTGCGTATGATCTTGTTGAAGAAGTAACCCTCGCTCGAATACCAGACTTAATTAAAATTTCATCAGTTGTAATATCCTTCATAGCATCAGCAAATCTTTGACGAATTTTAGGGTGTAGTGTGTTAATGTGATTTGCAATTTCAGCATTATAAGGACCACCAAAATAAGACTTATCAAAAGTTTTCTTTTCTCCAGACCATTCTATAGCACTCTCAACAACTTGTTCTTTACCTTTAAGTGGTCTACCTTCTATACCGGAATTAGCAATGGCTGTCTTTGATTTCTTGGACAAATCTTTAAATTTTGCTTCAGTGTGTTGAACTTTCTTTTGGGCTTCATCCATCTTTCTTTTAATTAATTCATCATTATATTTTGAGGCGGTCGCTATTTGTCTTTTTACGGCATTTTCAACTTCGGATGGGGTCGAGTTAGGATTGTTTTTCTCATAGTTCTTTATAAACGCAGCAATCTGTGCTTGTTTCTTTAAATTTATTTCTTTTGATACTAAGCCTTTTAAAGTATCAAGCGCTTGTTTGTGATTCTTTTGAATTTCATTAACAACATTTGGACTTGCTTCAGTAAGTTTTTTAGACAGAGTTTCTACTGATTTTTTATTATTTTCAATTTTAGATTCCATTGTTTTTTGAAGATGGTCTCCACAGGATTCAGCGATAGAATTAAGAGAAGAAAGACTATCTTTAACACCTAATAATGTTTTTTTTATCTGAGTGGAATAAGCATTTTCAATGGAATTTGCAACATCTTTGATGTAATTTTCAGCAGAACTGATTGACGTAGAAACTGTCTCGGAGAGATTATCAAATGCTGTAGTAAGATTGTCTTTAACACTGTTGATTTCCTGTTCTATGTCTTCTGCGATTTCATTTGCAGTCTTTGCTGCTTCACGAATTAGATCCTCAGCACTTGCTTCAAAAAAAGCAAGGGATGGTATTGACGGCATTTTAATATCAGCAGTACTTAACTTACTTAAATCGACACTTGTGTTTAATGCTGTGACTAAAGCATCACATCCACCATTCACAGCCGCTTCAAATCCCATTATACTATTTTGTAAATTTGTCATTGACTCTAAAGATACGTCAAATGATGCGACATTAAAATCAGCAGGATTTACTCCAGAATCATAAAGCACAGAAGATAAGGTTTTTGGAGTAATAGTTTGTAACTTGAGGCTTAAACCAGCAAGTTCTGGTGGTAAAGAAGTACCGAACGATTCTAATTGAGCGCCAATTTTGTCTTTGAGATTTTTCATCTGGTCTGGAGGAAACGCATCAGATGGAACAATTTCGTTTAATTTTTGAACCTCAGTTTTTACTTGAGCAACATCAGGTTCACCAATATAATCAAAAGGGTCTACGTCAGGTAAATCGAAAGATTTAAGGGCCATTTTTATTCTCCAGGCTCAATCGAATGTTCGTCAAGATTTGGATCATCTGGGTCTGTATATATTCTATAAGGTTCCGACGTTACGGTTACTTCGATTGGAAACTTTCTTGATAATGGGTCAGGCAATAAAGTTCTTAGAGAGTTTCTCGCACCTGCAGGTCTCTCTAAAGAAGATTTATACGGATCAGTTTGAATTGCGCCATCGGTATTCAAATCTATTCTTGCTCCAGCCACAGCAATATTTCCTGTGCTTAAAATATTTGTATTGCCAAATACGTCTTGGTAGAAATCACCATCACTCTCTACTAATACATTTGTTTTTGCATAAGATGCAAGATAACCAGTATTAGCATTGATTGTGATATTATTCTTTGCTTCCATCGAATAATCTACTTTAGCATAATGATGAATACTATCTAAAAACGCTTCTTGTCTAATGGACGAACTTTTTTGACTGAATATGTCACCAGAATTGATATAAACGCCACCCGCTACATTTAGTCTATAATCACCAGACACATTAGTTTCCATATTACCAATCACATTCAAAGTACAATTGTTATCAATCGTTACATTCGCAGACCCTTGGATTACAATGTCTGCTCTACCTTTAACGAATAAAACGTTGTTCTTCTCTACAATAGTGTAACTATCACCCTTAATTTTATGAACTTCGTTTCCGTTTGGTGCCATCTCAATGAATGTACCAACACTATGTTCCAAATTAACACGTTCGGAACCAGGAGTATCATCAAGTTCTAGAACGTGCCCACCTTCTGTTCCATGTACTTTGTTATATGGATATTGTGCGTTATACGGTGTTGATGGTTCTTCGATATCACCGTACCCAGCCATTTCTTCTCTAAACACATACTTACGAAGCACATTAGCAGCATCCTGAATATCCTCACCACGAGAAAGTTTTGGCATGTCTGGCTGCCAAATATCGTTAAGTGGAGGATACGTATCCGAATTCGAATTGAAACCTTCTTTAGTATCAACAAAGGTAGTTGGCATACCAGGCATTACACCCAACAACATTGGATGTTGAGCGTCGGCGCCGTCAAGAAAGAAACCAAATACCCATGACCCTTCAAGTGGTGGTTTGTAGTCAAGATTATACGAACCGATAATAGGTATTGCCCATGGTAGATGTTCTGTGGGCACTTCTTGCTTCGAGTCTGGATGTATATCAAAACACCGCACACGAACACGACCCATTTTCCATGGATCGCGACGGTCTTCTACAACACCCATAAACCAAAGTATATTTCTAAAACCTTTTTCTGCCATACTATATCCTATTTTGGTATATTTGTAAGTACTGAATTGGTAAGAGTATTACTAATAACCAAATCCTTTGTTATAACGAGTTTGCACGTATATTTTTTGCCTTGTATTTTATGTGAAATGCTATTTACTAACCAATAACCAGAAAGACTTGTGTGTAGATTTTTTGGTCTACCCCCTCCGACGTTTTCAAATTGAGGTATGTTTAATTTAATAACATCACCAGCAAATAAATCATTTCTCCCATAGATTTCAATTTCAGCAACTACACTACTAAGATAATAACGGTTTGATACCCGTGGACCAATAATTTCTTTATAGTATTGATTTTCTCGTTCGAAGTCTTTAAAAACTAAAGCCGTTTTCATAACATTTTCATCGTTAAAGAAGTCTTCTACAAAGTTATCGGTGTGAGGAAATCTATAGTTCGAATCAATGTGAGTATAATCATTAAAAGTTTCTTTGTATTTGTGTATGTTATGAAGATATTGTTTTTTAAGAATGTCTATTTCAACCACATCCAAAACCATTGCGCCGGCGTTCATCTCAGCGAGAGTGTCTAGTCTCTTAGGTAGAAAAAAAGATATAACATTGTTCATCCCTTTATCTCTATCTTTCACCTCTGATGATAACAGAGATGGATCAAAAGTATAGTTTTTTCTCTGGTCGAAAGAAGTGGAATCTCTTCTTGAATCGAGAATTAATTTTTCATGAGTTACCATCTTAAATTTTTGACGATTTTGAAAGAAATAGTAATTCGAACTCTTGTTCTCTGCTGAAAATGATTTTCGTTTTAAAAAGTCAATTGCTTCTATAGGTTGTAGTGATGGGACTACAATTGTTTGAATACCAGTTGTGTCCTCTATGTCAATTTCATTTGCAGAATCTCTAAATTTGGTATCATCAACAAGAAATTCGTTGAAGATTTTTTCAACAATTTCCTTTGTAGAACCAGTATAACTTCTTCGTATGTTTTTCGTAGAACTCATAAAGTGTTGTGGTGATATAAACTTCAATTTGTAAAACATAGTATTCTGTTGGTTATTTACAACAGCCTCGCTTAAACTGTAAACTAAAAATTCTTGTGTAATTGAATTATTATAAAAATCACTATAAGTAAGAGTGAGTATTTCTTCGCCAAGTATAGGATAATTATCTAATAAACCAGAAGAATCGAGTAGAGTCATCTCTCCCATTAACACAGAAGAGTGTATTGATTCATTAAATGATATATCGGTTATATAGTTTGAAATACTAAAAGTTTCCTTCTCAGCATATCTTGTAAGATTTGCAGTTTCAAGAAAACAATATCCCAAATCAAAAGAAGATTCAGTCATTCAATAACCTTTTTAGATTTTCTATTGCAGTTCCAACATACGATGAATTTATAAGAAGAATATTTCTCATCTCTTCGTTTAAATTATTTTCATACTCATAATAACGAACTGCGGTCCAATTACCAGCAACAAAATCATTATCAAATGTCTGTGCTCTTATATATGAATCGGGGCTCAATAACATCATCTCATCATCGTTGTTTTTCCAATGAACGATGTTGTCTGTACGAAGTGTATTTTGACCCCACTCTATAGGATCAGTTCCTTCAGGTAAAGATTGGCTCGAATATTTCTTTCTAAAATATGCGACAAAATCCTCATATGGTTTT